AGGATCAGGAGGGTGCTGCGCAAGATCGGCAGCTGAAGGCGCAGCAGCTGAGGCAGCAGGACCAGCATAACCAGCGGACGAGTGACATCCAGCGGCTGACTGCGCAGGCGGCGTTGCAGGCGGCACAGAACCCGGGGAATGAGACTTGAGACTGAGACTTGATGAGACTAGAGCTATGAGACTGGGTTTAGACAGAACAAGGGAGTCTCATGACCAAGGCTGATATTTTGAGGTCGCTCCGAGAGAGCAGCGCGGGTCGGCTGGTTGAAACGAGCAAGGAGCCGGTCGACGACATTGCGGTGGTGAAGTGGCTGGATGGTTTGCGGCGGAAGTCGACATCGATCCACGAAGTGGAGATCATCGACTGGCTGTTTGATCATTTCAGTCTGAGGCCCGGTCGGTTTCATGATCAGTACAAAGAGGAAAAGCCGAAGGCCGAGCCTAAACTGAAACAGAAGAACGACGATCAGGAGCCATGGAAAAAGGAAGGTGTTTCGCGAGCGACGTATTTCCGAAAGAGGAAGCAATGACCGAAAGCAATATCCATGATCTGGCTGAGGAACGGGCGAGGCGCGAGGATCGATCGCTCTTGGACTTTCTGCTGGATGATGTTTTGAGCACAATGAGTCATGCCAGGGTTTTCATAGCTTCCCGGGAGAAGATGCATCCGGAGGGCATTAGGCAGTATGACGAATTTATGGAGAGTCTGGCGCACTTGCGAAGTAGGGGTCCTTACCGATGATCTCTGCCCGTCATGCGATGCTCAGACAGGCGCAGGAGTATTTCCATACGCTGTTGCTCGGCGTTGTGAGGTGGGACGATGTGGAGGTCGACAAGGCTATTCCGGTGCCTTCCATCCGCGGTCAGAGAGACCAAGGCACGATACGTGATCTGGTGGTTGCTCGGTTCAACGGGTTCAAAATGGAATTGGCTGGGCCATTTGAGGACGAGAGGTGGCCACTGGGGCGGATATCTGTGGTCCGCGGTCCGTGGTCGATCGAGGGACCGATGGATGCTGTGACATGGCAGCGGGTGGCGGAGTTTGTGAAAGAGCAAAAGACCAAGGGAGATGGAGATGGCAACATTGCAGGCGGAACGGATTGGGGACGTTGAGGAAGGCGAGAACCTAGCTCCGCCTGGTGAGGTGGATGAGCTGGGGTTGACGCCAGATGAGCGTGCGCAGTTCGACGGCATGAAGGATGCCGACCGCGGCATCGGCGAGGGTCCAGAGGAAGCAGAGGAGGTGTCAGAAGAGCTAGCGCCTTCCACGCCACCGTCACCCGGTGTGGAGGCGCCAGCGCCTGCCGAGGCCAAGGCGAAAGCTCCCGAGCCTGAGGAGGATGACGAGCCGGATCAGGTGACGCGCGATCCTCGGACCGGGAAAGAGCAGCGGACGATCTCTTACGGCAAGCACCAGCGGCTATTGAAGAAAGCGCAGGCCGATGCGGAGGAGTTACGGAAGCAGGCGGAAGAGGGGCGTATCAACCATGCGAAGCTGGCCGAGAGGCTGGCTATTCTCAATGATGCGTTGACGGCACCGCAGGCACCGCGGCAACTGACGCCGCAGGAGCAGGAGTATCAGCGGCAGCAGGAGATCCAGCAGAACCCGATGCTGGAGGAGACGATCGATCCGAGCGTGGATATTGCGGGTGCGCTGGCACAGATGCAGAGGCGTCAGGTGTTCATGGCGCAGGCGTCGATGTATCAGCAGGAGACGACGCAGGAGGCGATGGCGCATGAGGCGATGGTGCGGGACTTCACGCGGGACACGCAGCTGTTCTCGCAGACCGAGGAAGGCCAGCATTTCTTCGGGATGGATGGGGCGTATCAGCATCTGAAGAATACGCGGCTGGTGGAACTGGGGCTTGCGCTGTTCGACAAGGACCCGAGCGATCCGAAGGAGACGTTTACGCAGGCTGAGATCGACAAGATGGTGGAGGACTTCAATACGGAGGAGGCGTGGCTGGTTCAGAACGCCTTGCAGCATAACAGGAGCCCGGCGAAGGCGATCATGAAGCATGCGCAGTTGCGGGGGTGGAAGGCGCCGCAGGTTCAGACGTCGACCCCGGCGGCAGCCAAGCCGCAGCAGGTATATGCCAAGGGTTCTGCGCTTGCTGGATCACCTGTCGGCAGGTTTAGTGCGCAGAGTGCTGTGGCTCAGATCCAGGCTGAGAAGGCGGGACAGGCGGCTTCGAGGTCATTATCGGATGGTGGCGGGGCGCCTCCGAGCGGTCCGCTGACACCGAAGGAGCTGTTGGCTATGAACGATGAGGAGTTCGGGTATTACATCGACCATCTGCCGAAGCCTCAGCTGGAAGCGCTGATGGGCAGGGAGTTTCCGGGTCGTGGCTGAGATCTGTCCGCATTGCGGGAAGTACCATCAAGGCGCATGCCCGCGGGTCAAGGCGATCGAGTATTATCCCACTGGACAGATCAAGCGGGTCCAATATCACTCGATGGTTGCCACGGACTGGCCCCTGGTGGAGACGGACATGGGTGACTGGGAGGCGTGGGCGAAGGAGGGTGACAAATGAGCTGTCTTAGTCTGGGGTTTTTACAGCAGTTGATCATCTGGGTGATCGTGATCGCTGCGATCGTGGCGGTTATCCGGTTATTGGTGCCGTATCTGACGAGCCTTATCGGGTTTCCGATCATTGGCCGGATCATTGAAATTGTGCTGTGGGCGGTGGTGGCCATCGCGGTGGTGTATCTGATCTTTGGGCTGCTTGGGTGCCTGATGGGTTCCGGAGGTGGCTTGCATCTGCCATCGCGGTGAGGTAGAAATGTCACACGCCTCGGGGATCGGCGCATAAATTTCCCCCGCGTTTTGGGTTATCGCTCAAACCCTCCCCGCCCAGCAGAGGGCGCATAAAGACTGCACCTCACGCATATCGCTCAATGTGCCATGGCCCCGCTGTGACGAGGCCTGGCGCGACCGCAGGGGTGCCACATGGCCACTACTTCCTTTCCCGTCAATGACGCGATGGCCGTCAAGCTGTGGTCGCGCGTACTTGACTATGAAGCTCTCAAATACACGGCGATAGCGCCCCTTATCGGAGATGATGAGAACGCTATTATTCACATGCAGGATGCGCTGTCGAAGGGTCCGGGTGATGCCATCACCTACGCGATCGTCATGCAGCTGGCGCAGGCAGGTTTTAGTGAGAACCAGCTGGCGGAGGGCAATGGCGAGGCACTAACGACCTATTCGGACCAGCTTGTCATCAATGAGCTGATGGCGGTGGCTGGTGTGAAGTCCAGGAGAACCATCGACCAGCAGAGGGTGCCTTGGGATCTCCGCAATACGGCCAAGAGCAGGCTTGGAGACTGGTACGCCAAGCGCTATTCGGTGGCGTTCTTCAACCAGGTTTGCGGATATTCGGTGCAGACGGATGTCCGCTATACGGGACTGAACCCGGTGACGGCGCCATCTACGGGCCGCATTATCCGGCAGTCGAACCGGGCATCGGATGATCTGCTGGTTGCGGGGGACACGTTTACCTTGGACATGGTGGACAAGGCGAAGGAGGCGGCCATCACGGCGACTCCGATGATCCGTCCGGTGAGGATCAAGGGCACGGCTCCGAGGGGGAACGGCAGATCCGACTACATGAATACGCTGGAAGACATTTATGTAGCGTATTTGCATCCGTATCAGGTGACGGCAATGCGCCGCAACACCTCGACGGGGCAATTTATCGATATCCAGAAAGCAGCGTCGATGGGGCGGCAGGATACGGGAAACAGGATCTTTTCCGGTGCCATCGGGATGTACAACTCGACCATTTTGAGGTCGGCGTTCGACGTCACGGACGGTGTATCGGCTACAGGGGCTGACGTGCCGACCGTGCGTCGGGCTGTATTCCTGGGTGGTCAGGCGGCGATGCTGGGGTTTGGCAGGGACAATGGGCCGCAGAAGATCACCTGGAACGAGGAATTGTTTGATCACAAGCGGCGTCTTGAGATCTCTGCGCTGACTATTCATGGGCTGAAGAAGACGCGTTATAACAACATCGACTATGGCACGATCGTCATGGCGACTTACGCGCAGCCTGCGACTTGAGGAGGACCTGACATGGCGACTGGTGTACTTGGTACGGCTGCCCGGCAGGACCCGCGGCAAGTCTCGAACACGATGAAGAAGACGGTCAATGCGGTTACCGATGCAGCTCCTGGTGTAGCGGTCCCGTTTGCGAATTATCTGCCGCAAGGTGCCTTCATCCTCGGTGTCTGGATCGAGGTGCCGGTCGCCTTCAATGGCACGACGCCTACGGTGACGGTTGGCACCAACTCGCCGACCTACAACAATATCGTGGCGGCGGGCGACGCGACGTGGACGGGCACTGTTATTCCCGCCATCACACAAGGCAGAGCACTCGGCCGATCCCTTACTGCGGCAGCCGATGTGCTGCCATATGCGATATGGAATGCGACTGGCTCTCCCACTACAGGACAAGCCATTTTCGTCATCGAGTTCGAAGGCGGATGGTCGTCCTAAGCTCCCAGCCTTGGGCCGGGC